GGGCTTTCCAATTTCCGCGTGCTCACGGATCCCGCCAGCACGCCAGACCCCCACGGTGGAATCTTGGAAGTCGGTTACGCCTGGAACGGTCGCGGCGTCGTACTTGACGTGTTGCGGGTTCCGGCTGACGTTATCGAAACGGTCGAAGCCCTGGAGTCTTACCCACTGATTTCAGAGGATGACCACAGCCAGCTGGAATGGGACGGCATCAGCGCAGACTGGGGCGGTGAGAGCATCGCCGACCGGGTGCGGATGCTGCAGGACCTGGGGCTGTGCGTGTTCGCGGCCCGTGATGATGCCGCACCCTGGCGTGACGGTTTCGACCGGCTGCGGGAATTGATCCTGGAGAATCTCAACGAGTACCCCACCGCGCTGGCTTGACGCCGGGCCGCTAACGGTTCTACACTTGCACACGAGACCCCAACCCTTAGGACTCACCCATGCATCGCTACAACATCGAAGCCCTGGCCCATTTCCCCTGGATCGCCAGCTGTGACACACTGCGCCCAGAGGATCTACTCCCGAAGTTCTGGTCAGTGGCTGAAGTGCTGGCGCTGGCGGCAAACAAACCAGAAGTGCTCAGCCCTGCCACGCTTGCCAGCCTGGCGAAACTAGTCGGCGAGGATTCCCGAGAGTCTGACTGGGACGACGCCGAAGCCAGCGAGACCCTAGAGGAACTTACCGAAGCCCTGCAGGAATTGGCGCCCGTTGGGTTCTACTTCGGGAGCCAGGACGGCGACGGCGCTTGTTTCGGCTTCTGGCTGGACGAATCCTGGGCCGAAGCCCTGGAACACTTCGGCTTCGGGAACGACAACCCTTCCGGTTGGGCTGACCTGATCGCTGAGCTTGACGCGGACGGAATCGATCCCGATACGGTGGAGGATTCCTACTGTGGCCGTGCTGAGGGTGTGACGGAAGAACGGGCCGGCGCAGACTACGCTCAGCAGCTGGCCGAGGATCTGGGCGTCAAGCTCGATCAGATGGAGTGGCCGCTAACTTGCGTCGACTGGGCCGCAGCCTGGAGAGAGCTTGAGATCGGCGACGGCTACCGGTTGCACAGTATCGGCGGCGGTGACTGGTTGGTGTTCCGTGCAGTATGACGCCAGCACCGCCACCGATCAACCGCCCGGCCACTGTGCCGGGCTTTTTCGCGGCGCTCGCGGGGCGCGCGTGCGAAACGTGATAGCAGGGCCGCTTATCATTGGCACAGATAGTTTGTGACGCAAACCGTGCCGGAATCTGAGGGCCAGGAAGTAACGAAACCTACGACCGTTGCCAACGATGAGACTAAGCGTTGGCGCGGTGGACGGCCTATCAACGCAGCTCAGATGGAAGAACGCGTAACGGCCGCTTACAACCTGATGCTCACCGGTGGCAGCCGCCGCAGCAACGCTGGCCACCTAGCCTCTCGCTTCGGTGTCAGTATTCGACAGGCTGAGAACTACATCTCAGCAGCGCAGCAGCTTCTAAAGACAGACTTTGAGGGCCAGCGCGACGAAATTCTGAACCAAGTAAATGCGCTTCGTATGACAGCAATAAACAAGGCGCTTAAGCGCGGCAACCTGCAGGTCGTGGCGCACTTGCTCGACAGCGTGGCGCGTAGCTTCGGTGAGGGGAGCCAGGAGACCCAGGCCGCCGCGGCCCCCGTGCTTCGGGTGGAGATCGACGACAAGCGCGGCGCTGAGTCTTAGGTTGAGATCTAGCGTCTTAGGTTGAGACAGTAGACAGCTGCACCACCGGCCACCGCTGCCCTGGCGCGTGCCGCTGCTGTGTCTATACTGTGCAAGACAACAACGGACGCCGACCCATGGCCCACCTTCCCCGCCTCACCGTTCTTCCCCTTGCTGCCCTTGCTGTGCTCACAGCCTGGGGCCTGATGCTCACTGGTGCTGAGTCTGTCCAGCTGGTGAGACTGTGCCAGGCGAACGGCAACCCCCAGGCTGAGTGTGAGCTTCGCGCTTACGGGCGTTAGGCGGCGTTACAGCTCGTGACAGAATCGACCCTACCCCTTGACGGGGGGCAGGGTTCGGATTCTGCGGGCGTGGGGGTGCCGGTTAGGGAACCTACTGACACATTCTCAATTTCTTCTACTGTGCTAAACTAAAGACTCTTCTGTACTACAACCCCATGCTTTCCATCGCTCTGGTGCTCGCCACCGCCTACCCAATCACCAAAGTCGGCTCCGCCTGCCCCTACGGCTACATCTCCCAGGGTGGCTACTGCCTGCCCATGTCTTCCATGCCCCAGCGCGTGCTCGCCACCCCCAAAACCACCACACCCTGCCCGTTTGGAACGTACAGCGCCGGCAACTACTGCACTTGGACCCCACGCCCCTAGGGGGCAGGGGTCGAAATCGTGTAATACCCTAGAAGGTACCCGTCTACTACAACATGCCCTCCGAGGCTGGCGCACTATCGCTGCGATACGCCCAAGGCCAAGTTTTTAACAGCCGCAAACGTTTCCGCGTCCTAGTTGCCGGCCGCCGTTTCGGCAAAAGCTACCTCTCGTGTATCGAATTATTGCGTGGGGCTATCGAAAGGCCGGGCGAAACGTTCTTCTACGCGGCCCCTACATACCGGATGGCGAAGGACATCGCCTGGAAGGTGATGAAAAAACTGGTCCCCAAAGCCTGGATCAAGAGCAAAAACGAGACCGACCTCAAGATTGAGTTGGTCAACGGCAGCACGATCGAACTAAAGGGCACCGAAAACGCCATGGCTTTGCGCGGCCGAAGCCTGGCTGGCGTGGTGCTCGACGAAGCCGCCTTCATGGACCGCGACGTCTGGTTCGAGGTCATCCGCCCCGCCCTGGCCGACAAACAAGGCTGGGCATTGTTCATCTCCACGCCCGACGGCACCGCCAGCTGGTTCTACGACCTCTGGTGTTACGCCGATGAAGGCGACAACGACTGGAGCCGCTGGCAATTCACCACGATCGACGGCGATAACGTCCCACCAGAGGAAATTGAAGCCGCCCGCGGCCAACTCGACGCCCGCACCTTCCGCCAAGAATTCGAGGCGAGCTTCGAAAATCTCAGCGGTCTCGTCGCCGTCTCATTTAACGACGCCAACATCGACAAACAAGTCCAAGACCTACCCGTCCTACCTCTACTGCTTGGCGTGGACTTCAACGTCGACCCCATGTCCGCCATCTGCGCGGTCAAAAAAGGCGACGTGCTCTGGGTCTTCGACGAAATCATCATGCGCGGTGGCGCCACCACCTGGGACCTCTGCGAAGAAGTCCAATCCCGCTACATCATCGCCTGCCCCGACCCCACGGGTGGCGCCCGCAAAACATCCGGCGTTGGCGCAACCGACCACAACATCCTGCGAAAAAGCGGCTTCACGGTCTCCAGCCCCCGAAATCCCTGGAAAATCCGCGACAAAATCACCTGCGTCAACACCGCCCTCCTCGATGCGTCTGGAACCCGCCGCCTCTTCATCCACCCCCGCTGCGTGGAACTCATCAAATCTCTCCGCACCCTTACTTACGCCCCAAACACCGGCCTCCCCAACAAAAACCTTGGCGTCGACCACGCTTTCGACGCCCTCGGGTATTTATGCCTACAAACCTTCAACCTTGCCAAGCCCGAGAACTTGGGCAAGACGAACTATCGTGTGTGGTAAGTAGATCGGATCTACAAGATGGCCGCAAAAAAGCCCACCAAAGCCCAGAAAAAGGTGGAAAAAGTGATGTCTGAGTACAAATCAGGCGCACTGAAGTCGAGTTCCGGCCAAAAAGTGAAGAGCCGCAAGCAAGCCATCGCCATCGCCATGAGCGAAGCCGGCATGGCACGCAAAAAACCCACCAAAAAAGGTAAGAAGTGATGGCTAAACGCGGTCTTTACAGCAACATCCAAGCCAAGCGCAAGCGCATCGCCGCCGGCAGCGGCGAAAAGATGCGTAAGCCTGGAACCAAGGGTGCCCCAACCGCCGGCGCCTTCAAAGCCGCGGCCAAAACCGCCAAAAAACGGAGCAAATAGCCATGGCCGCCGTTGCCACCACCGCCATCGACCATTTCACAAACGTGGTCGAGTTCACTGGCGCCACAATGACCGCCGTGGATCAGTGGATGGAAGTCCACGCCCAATCCAGTAGCTACACCTTCGCCGCAACCGTGACCGGCGGCGCCAACTTTCAACTTGCCCTGGAGTGCAGCTTCAACGGCAACGGCAACTGGTTCACCATCGACAGCAGCAAAACCATCAACTCCAACGGCCAATACGTTTACTTCTACGACGGCAAACCTGCCGCCAAGATCCGTATGCGTATCGCCTCCATCAGCTCTGGAA